TCAACAGCGTGATTGGAAGTTTGTTATTGTCTGTGAAGGACCATTTGATGCTATGGCCGTAGATGGTGTAGCGGTACTGGGCAATGAAGTAGCAGAACAACAAGCAGACATTATTGATGCACTTGGGCGTGAAGTTATTGTTGTTGCTGATGCAGATAAAAGCGGTGCTAAACTTGTCGATGCGGCTGTTAAATATGGTTGGAGTGTTAGCTTTCCAGTTTGGCAAGAAGATCTAGACTGTAAAGATATTAGTGATGCTGTAGTTAAGTACGGCAAGCTATTTGTGCTTAAAACTATTATTGATGCTAAAGAATCGAGCAAGTTAAAAATTGAACTATTAAGAAAAAGGCTATATAATTAATATATGAGCAAAGAATATTCAACAGACCTACAACAGTTATTTTTAGAAATGATGCTACAAGATCCGCAGAGTTATGTGCGGGTACAAAACATCTATAATCCCGAAAACTTTGATAGAAGTTTACGTGAAGCCGCTAAATTTATTAAACAGCACAGCGACGAATATAGAACACTACCCACTATTGATCAAGTACAGGCAGTGACTACTGTTGTGCTTAAACATGTACCTAACCTAACTGAAGATCACTACAGTTGGTTTATGACAGAGTTCGAGGGTTTTACTAAACGTAATGAACTTGAACGTGCGATTCTTGCGGCAGCTGATATGTTGGAAAAAGGCGAGTATGACCCAGTTGAAAAACTAATTAAAGATGCTGTACAAATATCACTTACCAAAGACATGGGTACAGAATACTTTGAAGATCCTCGTGCTCGTATTGACAAATACTTTAACAGTGGCGGACAGGTAAGTACTGGTTGGCCACAAATGGATAAGATACTATACGGTGGCTTTAGTCGAGGTGAACTTAATATCTTTGCAGGCGGATCTGGTTCGGGTAAATCTTTGGTTATGATGAACATTGCACTTAGCTGGTTACAAGCTGGACTTAGTGGTGTATATGTAACATTAGAACTTAGTGAAGAACTATGTTCGTTGCGTACAGATGCTATGCTTACTGGCATGAGTACAAAAGACATCCGCAAAGATATTGAAACAACTGAACTTAAAGTTAAGATGGTGGGTAAAAAGTCTGGACAGTATCGTGTTAAAGGATTCCCTGCACAGAGCAACGTAAATGACATACGCAGTTATTTAAAAGAAGTACAGATACAAACAGGTATTAAAGTTGATTTTGTTATGGTAGATTACTTGGATTTAGTAATGCCTGTATCGATTAAAGTTAATCCAAATGACCAGTTTATCAAAGACAAATATGTAGCTGAAGAACTACGTAACTTAGCCAAAGAACTTAATGTATTGCTGGTAACAGCTTCGCAACTTAATCGTAGTGCGGTAGAAGAAATTGAATTTGACCATAGCCATATTGCTGGTGGTATTAGTAAGATCAACACAGCAGATAATGTGTTTGGTATCTTTACAAGTCGTGCTATGAAAGAACGTGGCAGATATCAATTACAATGTATGAAATCGCGTAGTAGTACTGGTGTAGGACATAAAGTGGATCTAACATATAATATTGAAACTATGCGCATTACAGATGAGGGTGAAGAAACTACAGGTGATGGTAATGGTGCTAGTCGCAATATCAACAACGTATTAAACAACATTAAATCAACATCAACAGTTAATAAAGAAACGGGTGAAATTACAAATATGCCAAAAATTAATGCTACAGTTGATAGTAGCAAACTTAAAGGTATGCTTGCTAGTCTAAAGAATAGTAACGAATGATACATCTTTCAGAAATACGATCTATTCATTTAGAAATTTCGTCGCTGTGCAATGCACGTTGCCCTGAGTGTCCTCGTAATTTTCGGGGATACCCTTACAATGATGGCTACATTGAAACTAATTTAACACTAGAATCTTGTAAACGTATATTCACACCAGAATTTATAGGTCAATTACGCCATCTAATGATTAATGGTAATTTTGGCGATGCCGTTATGAATCCTGAAACTCCTGAAATAGTTGAATATTTTAAATCACATAATTCAAGACTAGTAGTAGAAATAAGCACTAATGGTTCAGCTAGAGACAAAGAATTTTGGCAACGATTGGCTAAATCAAAAACAATTATTTCATTTTGTCTAGACGGATTAGAAGATACTCATCATCTATATAGACAAAATACCAGTTGGAAAACTATCTTACATAACGCTAAAATTTTCATAGATGCCGGCGGCTCGGCGATTTGGAAAATGATTAAGTTTGATCATAACGAGCATCAGATCGCCGCCTGCGAAGAATTATCAAAAGAGCTAAAGTTTGATAAATTTGATCTATTTGACCACGGTAGAAATTTTGGCCCTGTTTATGATAAACATGGAAAATTATTACATGTCATGGGCAAGCACCAAGGTGAAACATCTTTTGAAGTAAACTTTCATAAAAAACGTACAAATATGGTACTAGTAGAAGATATTGTCAGTACAGTAAAATCTAATTTAGACTGTTTTACTAAAAAGAATAAATCGATTTATGTTAGTTCAACTGGGGAAGTCTATCCCTGTTGCTGGACCGGCTTCAGCCCAAAAACATATGGACATGGGGAATATCTCGAAGCAGTTAATTCACAGCTTGCACCAATGATTAAAAATAACAATGCATTAGTCTACACACTAGAAGAATGTATTGGATGGTTTAACGCAGTCGAGGAATCCTGGAAAAAAACGTCTTTCAAAGAAGGTAAATTAATTTGTTGTAATGATAATTGTGGAATTAATGGGTAAACTATGCCGCTTGATTTTACATTAATTAACGAAAGTATCGTTTATTCAACAAATCGCCTATTGAATAAAACAACAACTGTATCTCCCGGTTTATTCCTTCTAGAATCTTTTTTACATCCGATATTACTATCTAAACTAAATGATTATATTATTAATACCGATTTAGCGTGGCAGATTGAACCGTATCAAGCAACTAAAAATAGATTGAAAATTAATTGGGTAGCAGATACAGTAATCGAGGAAGTACATATTGTTATGAAAAATTTAACCGCTGAATTAAATCGACAATTCAATCGGTCTAATAAATTTCTTGGTATAACTATTTGGAAAGATCAAGAAGGATATACAATCGAACGACACAAAGATCGTGCATTAATTGATCTAGCAATTCAAATTTATTTATTTGGTGGTACTGAAGATTTAGGTACAAAGTTTGAATATAATAATACTATTATATCAGCGGACTATAAAGAAAATTCTGGATATTTGCAGGATAATCAACTGGGTATAATGCATTATCTCGATACTCCTGTGCCCAAAGACCATAATAGGTATTCGTTATATGCTATATGGACTAAGGATTAAATTTACTTAACATTTGGCCTATACCCAATACTGATGAATAATCTTTAGCATGGACAACATGTGCTAATTTAGACGGATTTAAATCTAATGTCCTGCATAAATCATAATGTGCAGTACCGTAGGTATCCCATGCATAATCTCTAGGAATATTATTAATCATAAATGCTCCGCACGAAGTTAAATTGGTGTTCACATCACCGTAATAATGATTAAACATAGTTATTGCATCGGCAGTACGTTGACGACTCCAGCGCAATCCTACTCTGTTCCATTGTAGAGCATACTTGCTGATACTCATACCAAATGATTTAATACAGGGGTGCCCTACATCTATATTAATATCTCTAGCTGAAGTAATCCATGCGAAATCAATATGTATATCAATGTTTTTAAGTTCACATTCTTTTAATAACGCAGGCCATTCTGTGCGTATGTCTGCAGATCTCCAGTGTGGAATTGAAATTATTAAAGGAATATTGGGCGCAAGCTCACCTAATTCAGTGCCGTGTTTGCCACCTACTAGACTATAATACGAATATTCGCCGGGTAGAATTTGCATTCCGTCCCACCCATACTTGAGCACAAACGATTCAATGAAATGAGTACAACCCATGATTACATCTACACAGGGAAATTTATCCCAACCTTGTAAATCATTAAGTTTAGATGAGTGAAACCACTCATCAGCCAAGGGAATAAATTGTGCATAGTTGACCACCTGATGTGATTGACTAAACCAATCAACTTTGAGATTGTGCAAAAATTCGTCTTCGATTGGAATTAATTTTTTAGTTACATTATCTATCGACCAAGTCATATTACACAATACCTTACATTGATTTATATAAAAATTTATAAAATGGAGATGTAAAATTTAATCTCCACGTGCCATTATGCCCAAAGCAAGTTTCTGCTATGATTAATTTGTCCAGTATAATACCCATTTGTTGTTGTTCACTGGCCCAGGGTTCGGGATATATAGGTTCGTTAAAACTATGAGTTTGAATTATATTTTTAATATCTATACCGTCGATTATAATTCGAGTAAGTGTTAGCAGTTGATCTCTTACTGTGCCATCAGCATCATGCTGGCATTGGGTATCATCTTTATTATAACGTTTAATCGCCAGTTGGTGCGGTTGATCGAATGTTAAAGTATGAACAAAACTTACAGCAGTGTCGACTTCAGTTAATAACCCATCAAATTTAACTGTATCGTCTACGAATATAGTAACACCTGGAGGTAAATCCCAGTATTCACTTTTAAATTCGATGACAAATTTTATAATCTCTTCATTGTGCATTGTAATTTTACTTATCTTATGCTAAACTTAAAGAAATAAAATTAATTACAAAGACACATAAATACTTTAAACTGGAGTAGAACTTTGCAAAAGCGTACACGTAGTATCCTTACCGAGCTAGATGAGTTATTAGCACACAAGGATAAAGCAAATCTGATTGAAAGTAGAGCTAATAACATCATTAATGGTGCTATTAACCTCATTAATCACATCCGTGAAAACTATGATACCGAGCAAGCAGGCGAGCTAGAACGCCGCTTACTTAATGCAATCAAAGGACAAGACCCTGCAAAATTCAGCCGTGGTATTAGGAAATTAAAAGATGAAGATTAATGAAATTTTAGCCGAAGTAAAATTAACAGGAACAACAACACCCACTCAATCTAGAAGTGCGTTAGGTTCGTTCCTTAGGGGTGCAGGTGCAACTCAAGGAGCAGATGCAGTAGATGCATACGCAAATGCCAATGCTCTTGCTACTGGAGTTCGTCAGACTAAAATTAGAAAACCTAATGCTAATCGAGTTTCAGCCGCAGACAAAGCAGCTGCTGCAACTGATGCAAAACGAGCAAGATTTATAGCTATAATAAAACAACAAGCAGACCGTCAAGGATCTATATCAATGAGTGATATAGGAAAACGTATTCCAAAACAAGGTGAATACGCAGACCTAACACGACGTAGAGAAGCAATTAGAAACGTTGCTCAAGAATTACAACAACAAGGAGTAATAGTAACTGGCGCACCAGTCGCTGCACCTCCATCGACACCTGCAGCCAATGAACCATACAGCATAGGCGGACAACAATTAGATCCTAATAAACCTGGTGATAAAGCAATTATTGATAAACTTAAAGCTACCCAAGCATAATGAAATTATTTGAAATAAAAAAACAAACTCCGCAATGGTTACTTGCTGAAGCCGCTGGTGCAAAAGCAGTAAATCCACACCTTGAGCATCTAGAAGACTTAATCTTTAACAGTGGCTATGCAGGTGCACTTGCGGCATTGGATTATGTAGAAAGTCTACGTGTGATGTTGGCAGAAGGCACAGGCACTACTACACAACTAACAGTTAAATGGGACGGCAGTCCAGCAATTATCTGCGGCATTGACCCTAGTGATAGTAAATTCTTTGTTGGTACTAAATCAGTGTTTGCTAAAGGTGAACCGAAACGTTGTAAAACAGCTAAAGACGTTGAAAAATGGTATGCACCACAGCCAGAGCTTGCAGCTAAACTACTAGCATCATTGAAGTATCTGAGTAAGTTGGGTATCGGCGGTGTAGTACAGGGCGACCTAATGTTTACAGAAGGTGATATCAGCATAGTGGCTATTAACAATGAAGATTGTTATGTGTTTACACCAAATACAATTACCTATGCCGTACCAGTTAACAGCCAATTAGGGCAACGTATTGCCAAGGCTAAACTTGGCATTATATTCCACACTAGCTATGAAGGCGATTCACTGGATGCAATGTCAGCAAACTATGGTGTGAACGTGAGTGGGTTAACTCAAACGTCGGCAGTATGGTTCGATGATGCAACTTATAAAGATTATACAGGTATTGCTAGTTTAACTCCGAGTGAAAATGCTAAAATACAAAAGCAAATTGCAGCCGCACAGGCAACAATGGCCAAAATTGGTCAGGACCGCTTTGATATTATTCTAAATAATAAAGACTTTGCTCGCAGTATCAAACCATTCATTAATCAAATGGTTAGACAAGGCGCACAAGTGGGCGAGCCATTGCAGTTCTTACAAAAGTTTGTTAATTACTACAACGACGAACTAATGAAGGGCATTGAAAACCTATCCGGCGGAATTGCAGGCCGTGCGGCACAGGCTCGTTTAGTAAAGATTAAAGAAAAAGAACAATGGGTAGCAGATAACGCCAACAACTTGTTAGCAATACTGGCTACTTATAAACGAGTTATTGAACTTAAACATGCGTTAATGCGTAAACTACAACAGGTAGACAGCATCGGCACATTCCAAAAAACCAACGACGGTTATAAAGTAACTGCACCAGAAGGCTTTGTTGCTATAGGGCATGACGGTGGTGCAGTTAAGCTAGTCGATAGGCTTGAATTCAGCAGAACTAACGCACTACGACGTGACTAAAAACAAACATTATTGCATAGAATTTTTATGCAGATGATAAATAAAAGTATGCGCGAAAGCGTAACATAAATTAGGAGAAATAACATGGCTACACCAGCAGCAATAAATCCAGCATCAACAACCTTAAACGTTGAACAAGTAGGTCGTAATATTAGCTTTTTCACAGTTGACTACATCAATGACGTATCAGGTTCAGATGGTCCAGGTGAAACACAACAATTAGTATTAAACACAATCCAAACATTGCACACAATCGTTGCTATTGGCCCATTAGCTGATGGTGATACACAACAAACTTTTGCAATCGAAGGTGACTTGTTCACTCCACAAGGTGGTATAACATTGCAAGCATCAATCCGTCTTCTTACAAACACCGGCGGCGTTGATGTTTCAAATGCAACAGTTACCGCAACTAAACTTGCTATCTTAACAGCAGCAGTAGTTGCAGTTTAATTATTAATTAAACAACAAATAGCACTCTTCGGAGTGCTTTTTTGTGGCTAGTATTCTTAAATTATGCTAAATACTATTATACGCAACTAGCGTGACAAATTAGGAGAAATAAAATGGCTACAGATTTAACAAGAGCAAAAGGCGGAGCATTTCCAATTGGCTCAGTAGGACAAACATTAGTAACAGGTCGTGAATTAACATTTTACACTGTGGGATTGACAGGTGTACATACAAATTATTCAGCAATCGATAGCGACTTTGAAAAATTAGTACGTGCAATCGAAACAGTGGGTTCAATTGAACTTTTAGGTACACCAGGCGGTGACGCTTTCCGTGTAGCTATTTCAGGCGCAAACAAAACAGCAGGTGAATTACAAACATTGCTGGCAGCGGCAGTAGCAACTACAACAGTGGCATCATACACATTCTAATATAATGTGTAAATTAAAAGAGGCAGTTTTATTACTGCCTTTTTTTACGACTATAAATATTGCTATGGAAACATTGTATCGATATTACGCATATACCTTAATAGAT